TAAATCAACCTTCTCAACACCCGTTCCATCTGACTTGTCACGCCAATAGCCTAGCGGCGTAGGTACATCAACCGTCTGCTCAACGGCATTCTGCAAGCTATTGGGGTATTTAGGGGAGCGTCCTGCTAAATCAGCCACCTGTTTAATCTGACTAACCTGCCTATCATTATCGCCATTAACAGTATCCGGTAAGAAATCACCGCTATTCTGATAATCAACCGTTCTGTTATACGGCATACTTGACACGATAGTTACAAGATCACCGGAGTTAGCACCAGAATCCAGCGTGATAAACCCACCGTTAGGATTACCAATAGTCGAAGGATCAACTGTATAAGCTGTGGTTAAATCGGCAGAATCGTCAGCATCTTGACCGGCGGGAGTAATATAAACATCTAAGTCAGTATCGGCATAAATCTTAAACGTGTAATTAAATACCGTCTGCCCTGCTGTGGCTGTGTATTCGTCGCGAGCGTCTTGCGCTGTAATTGTCATTTTATAACCCCTGTAGCTTTGCAGCCTTTTCTATTTTTAGCCTGTCAATCTCGTTTTTAATTTCAGGGTATTTTTTAAGCATTTCAGCTTTTGCACTATTTTTATAAGCAGCAAATACCCTTGTGATTATTTCTGACTTTAAACCTTCCGGCCCATCACTACCACCCATATATAAATGGCTGTTCATTTCTTTCTGTAATCTTTCTTTAAGAGGTTGATAATTCATAGACTGATTATCTTGACCAGAATAAAACAAGACATAATCATCATATTGCTCTGTAGTCAGCTCAACGCCCTGAATGTTTTTCATTGGCATTCTAAGCAAAGTACCCTGTCTTACAATCTCGTCGGCAACAGGGTCTTTCTTATCTTCGCTCGTATAGATAGGACTCATAATGTCCGGCCCCAATCCACCACTTAAAACAATAGGCTCGCCAAAGATATTACGTCTTGGTGGTAAGTCATCCGAGTAACCTGGAATCCTTGACTGTATTTTCTCTAATATCCCTTGAGTGGCTGACAATTCAGGGCTAACAATCCTCTCAATCTGTGCAACACCCGAGGGAACCGCAGAGCCCGCCAAGCGCTCCACCCATCTCTGCGCTTGCTTGTTGGCTGTTTCAGGGTCAGCACTAATACCACTCATCATATCAAAGAACTCCGCCACACCAGATAGATAGGTTTTGGAAGTAATATTCTGCGCTGTAGCAGTAACCGCCGATAAGGTTAAATCCATTGTATCGGCTTCTGTAGTCTGCCCCATAATCTCGGCAATATCCGCAGACAATCCAATAAATGCGCCAATAGGATCAAGGCGGGAATATGAATAATAATTATCACCCACCTTAATAGAATAAGGTTGCCAGCCTGTAGCCATCTTTAAACTACGCATCTGGGGATTCTTAGGCCCACCCCCTGTAATATCCCCGCTAATAGCATAATCAGCCGCCATAGCCATAGTCATAGAGCCTGTGGCTATCTTAGCCAGAGCCATATCTTGGCGGGCACCTCCGGCCATAATCTCAGCCCTAACAGCAGAGTTTAACGGAGCGAGAGGTGTACGCTCTCCCACCCACTTCATAATATTGGTAGGGGTACGCAGGAAGGGTACAATAATCCTGGCCTCTGGGTTTTTCTCCAGAACCTTTTGAACTGACTGACCTCTTTCCCCTAATTCCTTGGTAAAGGTTTGATAGCGTGAAGCATCAACCGCCTCTAGGTGTAGGTTCTCAGGCGGATCATTAATTATACTTTGAATGCGCTTGGCTAAATCCTCACCCTCTAAGCCTTCATTCTTTGCGGTTCTAAAGGCTTGGGCATTTAATTCCATTCGATAGCCCATAGTTTTAAACAGCTCATCGCCAGCCGTAAGGAATCGTCCAGGCATTCTGACAAACTCGCCAAAGTAATCAGCAAACCGACCGGGCACACCGGTTAAACCTAAATTCTCTGCTGTGATTCTCTTAAACTCTTGCTGCTCTACTTTCTGTAGTGGATCGGAAGGATCGCCAGTTTTCAGCGCCTTCCATGCTAATTTCATCCCATCCTTACCGCCTTGAATAATACCGAATAACTGACCTATAACCTCGCCTTCGTTGATTGAGTTATTACCTAACCCTGTGGAAATCATAGAGGCAACTTTACGCTCTCCAACTGACCAGCCAGCAACTAAAGCATTGGATAAGGCGTTAACAGCGTGAGTAGTAGGAGAAGATAACAGTCCATTAATCCATGCCTCATAAACCATTTGCGGCCCTGTAGCTCCCTTGCTTAACATGGTATTAAGCTGACCAACTTCATCAAACTGTGAAACCATAGAAGCCACATCTTTAAGATGCTCAGAACCGCCACCAGCCTGTAAAGCCTCATTAATAGCTCTGGTTTGCGCCTCTGCCGATTTAGCCTGAATGCGGAAGGAAGACAAAGCTCGCCCCGCCTCTGCTGTTAATCCGGATACCTGAGCCTGTATAGCCCTGTGCTGTGCTAAGGCTCTAGCAAAAATAGCCACATCCTCATCACTACCCGTTGATGCTTTCTTGGCTAACTTAAATAGATTTTCACCGCTAGAAACCATTATCTTTCTAGCTGAAACCGCTTGCTCAGCATTAAACGCCTCACCCTTCCTGCGGTCTAGTAATTGTTCTACAGTCAAACCAAGATCATCGGCTAATTTTTCAGTCTCCTCCAGCGTGATAGTTTCGCGTCTTGATTCATTAATCTTGGGCGCATCTTGCTCGGCAACATTGTTAATTAAATTATCAACCTGCTCAGTAGAGTCGATATTATTTAGATTGATATTGGCAGCGGCATCATCAGCGGCCCTGCCTGCACCTGCGCCAAACTCTACAGACTCCTGTGCCGCCTTTTCTTCAAAAGGGATAAATTCACCCTCTAAAGCATCATCAACCGCCTGTAAATCCGTACCAGTTTTGGCTAGCTTTTTAGCCTGCTCCTTATCAGCCATTAACTGCCGAGCCTCGCGCTTTTCTATCCTGTTAGCACGTAGAACTTTAACTGACTTAACAAAGCCATCTAAAGCCATACCTATACCTATACCTTCTAAGGCATTTTTAAAGCGCCCCTCAGCATCAGAGTCACCAGGCTCAGCCGCTAGAAATTCAGTTACCGGATTAGCTAAAGACTCATTCTCTTGAATAAGGTTAGATAGTCTTTCCTCATGCGGATCAAAGGCAAAGGCATCTGTTAACGCACCAGCAGCCGCAGCCTGCCCCACTTTAGAGGTAACACCCAAAGCCTTAACGCCCCTAACAGCAGGTAAAAACCCAGCCACAAACTGAGATACCCCACGAATTAAGCCGCCCGTGGTAGTCCTTGCCTCATCGGTAGTAATAAAAGATTCTTCTGTTACCTCATCACCGCCCACCGTACCCAGTGGAATAATAGACTCCATTGTCTGGGCTAGTTCTTTAGTGGCATCCATTACCCCGCCTATAACCTGTAAAGCAATATCGCCCGTAACACTTCCAGCATCTTCGGCAGTAACAGCAGGCTCATCTTGTGGCGGCCGTGAAGCCAACAATTCATCGAAAGCCGTAGCCGCCTGCCCTCTTGAGTTTAAATATTCGCCGGTAAAATCATCAGACATTATTTAAACTCCTTAATAGACTGGTCAAAACCTTTCTGGCTTATCTGCAATGACTGTATCTGCTGCAATAACTTTAATTGCCTCTCGTACTTGGATTTAATATTATCTATTTCTGCTTGGCTCCCTGCCGCATCATCAACCTGATTAAGTGTATCAGCCCTTAGCTTTTCAATAGCAGAACTAACATTGTCAGTATCAAACCCCTGATTCCCTGCATTTCCTTCCAGTTTAATTAAGGTATCACGATCATATAAGTCATCAGCCACTGCAAAAGGCTCTTCACCAGCCAATACGCGTTCGTCAAACTCTCTTACCGCCGAGGCTGTTTTCTTCGCAGCATCATCAGTCAAGTTACCCAGTATGCCTGTAACCTTCATACTTTCCTTCATGTATGACCGCGCACGTTTGGCGTTATTGGTATTTAATGCAGACTCGCTATCATTGTATTCTTGTTGCATTCTTAGCAATTCACCACCATCAGCAGTAGTAAGGTTGGCACCCATATTATTAACGATGGCATCCGTCATATTCTCGCCTCCCTCGATAGAGTTTTGAATATTAAGATAAGTACTAATATCTGTTACGCCCACACCCTGAGTAGATAGCTTAGTGGTCAGTTTATCAAACTGCGACCCATTAATATCACCGTTTTTAGCTGCCATATTTAATTGGGCCTGATTTAATTCACCTTCAGCCATATTAACCAGCAATTGAGTAAAATTGTTATTTTGTCTAGCCGTTAATGTAACCTGATCTGCTGATTCCTGCCTGTTCTGATTAGTGATGAATTGGCTAATATCGCTGTTTAATGTCTTAACTAATTGATCGTTCTGTTCCAGTGTCAAACCTTTTAAAGGCTTTTCAGCCATTTGAGACACCGCTTTAGACGCTATCTCTATCCCGTTATCCATCTGTAAGGCTCGCGAAATATCACCGCGATTAGTCGCTACCTTAGTAGAGAATATCGCAGCATCCTTTAATATCGCCGCTTGTGTTGAATCAATAGCACCAGCACTAACACGGCCATCAATGGCAGCTATCGTTTTATTTAATGACTCCATAGATGATAGGGCATCACCATTAAACGCATGCTTATCCGCCTCACTTCCAAAGTATTCAGACGTTAAAACAGCCTCTGCATCGGCCTCTTCCATATTTCTTTGTATGTTGGCAGTCTGTACATCAATCCTGGCTGAGTCCATGAAATTAGCAGCATCCTGCAAAATCAACTGCCTAGTTGCAGGGTCGGCGCCCTCTACAGCTCCTTTAATGGCTGCATTTGCTTCCTCGTTAAACATAGGTAAATTGTCAGCATTCTTATCTTTAATAGCATTAAGATTTAAAGTTAAATCTCTTGATACCGTGCCAACATAAGAAGAACGCAAGGCACTGTTATAGGCTTTCTTAGCAATCCCGCCAATAAAGGTTTCTTCTTTCATGGTAGGGGCTTCACCTGGAGCCAAATCAGCCGCCGCTTGTTGACCGGCAATAGATGCCTTCTCGACTGTTTTCTCAGCCGCTATCTGTGCCGTAAACCCTGCAAACTGATCAAGCTTTTCAGACAAGGACATCAATGCCTGTGGCTGTCCAGTGGCTACCGTTTGAGGCTGAATATTGACTGTTTCTGAAAACGGTTTAGCCATTATTCCTCCGGTGTCAATTTGGCGGGCTGCATTAGCTGAGCAGTAGCAGAGGCACCCTTAAACAAGGAAGTAGCTGCACCAACCTGACTCATGCGTTTAGCGGTCTGGCCTCTTGCGCGGGTAGTCAGTGCCGAAATTCGAGTATTAAATAAATCACGCTCCGTGGCCGTTTCCTCTGCTTTGATAGATTCTTGCAATACAGTTAAAGGCGAACCCTCAAAAGCCGCTATACCCGCCGCCCCTGCCTGAGCGTTAGCCGTAGCTAATGCCTGAGCTAATCTTTCTTTACGATCTACCTCTCTCTGAGTAGCACCCAGCTCCGCCGTTTGGGCTGATAATTCCGCCTCTTTGGCAGCGGTTCTACCCGCTTGAATCTGAGAGCCAGCAGAAAGCAACGTACTACCAGCAACTAATGAAACTGTTAGTGGGTCAGCCATTATACTGAAACCTCCAAATAGACAGCCAAAATCTGCATAGGTACAGGCTCATCCTGTGTAATAGTTAAAGTAGATTCCACATCCCACCCCTGCAAAAAGATACGCTCTAGCCCTGTTTTTGGTGATGGTGGCTCAAATACATCAACCCCCATTGTTTTGTCCGCTATCCGTTGACCATTCACTAACACACCATTAGCCTCATATAACTCCACACCAGCACGAACAATCCGCTTAGGTAATGCTGCATTAGGGCCATTCTGCAACGAAATATTTAACGGCATAGTCTCCAAAATAGGTACAAAGTTTAAGCCGCCATAAATAACATCAGCTTCACGGTCTATTGTAACCTGACCACCCAAAACAACAAACTCACCTTTATAGGCACCATCAGCCACTACGTCGATAGTCTCACCTTCTAAATGTGACAAACCTGTCAATGTATCTGTAGAGGTAGCGCTAGCACTAGAATCTGTAGTAATCGCGGTATCTTCACGCTCTAAAAAATATGTATCTATACCGCCAATGTTGCGCTTAACATAAGTATAGAGAAGGTCATCAACCACCGTAGCACTGATAATATCCCCATCAGTAACCCACTCTGTAAACCCCTGGACGTCCTCGCTAGCCAACGTGTTATATACCGCCATCGTGCCATCAGAATTAACGATATAAACATAATTAGCATCAACCTCAGAAGTGCCCCTACTAACCGCCATTTCAATAGGATCGACAATTAAATGGCTAGCCAATACTGAAACAGAGCCAGAATTATAGGATTTGGCCTCATCCACAAAGAAAAAGTTCCGGATTGACTTGCCTGTCCTCTGTATAAATAGCGTCAACCCATCAACCGTAACAGGTCTTACTTTCTTGGTGCCGTAGTTGGTTTGCGGCAATACCGCGATATTAGTTGGTGTTATAGGGCTGCTAGATACCGAAAACTCACCCCCGGAAGTAAATACTTGTAAAGTCCTGTTACTAAACACCCCAGTTATAGCATTAACCTGATCGGTATCTAAAGTAACATCGATACCCTCATCATCCCTCGCCTTACCCTTATTGAAATCGAAGAAGAAATTAACTTTAGAACCCCATAGAGTCGATGGTCTAAAGGTAGTACCTCCTAACCAAAGCCTTCCCTCATGGAATACCGCAGTCCTTGGCCAGCCCCTAGTAGCAGACCATACATCCTCAGACTGAGCCACACCCTTAGTAGTTTCAGAAGATTGCCCCCTGAAATCAGGATCAGCAGTATTGATCGCTGTGACCGTTAATAAATCCCAATCCTTAGCGCTAGCACCTGAAAAGGTTATAGAGAATACATTAGGTGATGTGGTGTTAGTGACAGTAATAGTGCCTTCACCAGCCGTATTGCTCAAAGCAATTAAAGCCGATTGAATATTGGACTCATTAGTCGAATCATCACCGGCAAATAAAATATCATCCGTTAAAATCCCCTCTAGCCCGATCTTATATCGATCGCCTTCGCGGTAATTATTGAACTCTAACCGCTGTACCTCGCTAGTCGGGGCAGGACTAGACGCATCATTGAAATCAAACTGGGGAATATTCAGGAAGTTAATAGCACTGATAGACCAATTAATATCACTAGTTCGTGATATTTCTTGTGGCTGTACATCACCATGGAATAACAAGGCAGTATCAGCCGATTGTATATAGTCTATTTCTTTGACCTGGGCTAATGTGTACGGAGTAGCAAAGGTAGTCTGTGATACCCCATCCTTAAACACTTCACACTGTAGATCAGTAAACAATAGACAGTAATTAACCTCTGTTGAGAAGGAAAAGTTAAAAATGCGCCCATCATCATCTTCATGGATAAACTCGGTGCCATTCCTTCGACGGACACCGCCCTGAACCAGAGTTACTACATTCTGAGCATCCCTGGCACCCGCATAGTAGGCTTGTAAGTCTTTACGACCAACCAAACGAGGGTCTAATTCACCCCTATTAAAACTAGACTGTAAACTCCAAACTCTCGCCATTAGAAGCCATACCCGTTATCAATGCCACCACCAAAGCGAACATCGGTAAATGGCTGGTCTTGGATTGGGGTTTGTGGGTACTGCTGAGCATCAGCCGCATAAGCCTCAGCCATAGCCGATCTGAATTTCTGCTCATACAGTTGATTTTTACCAGTGTCATCCGTCACCGCTAGAGCAAATTCGCTGGCTAGCTTGTAAGTGAACGCTAACTCGAAATAAGAAGGAATAAGCGTTGTATCCATGCGATAGACATAATCAATATCAATATCAAGAATGTCTGTATAGATTAAATCCCTGAATATCTTATAACCACTTACCTGATAGACGCGCTCAACCTTTAAACAGTCAGTAGGGAGCTGGTAAGCGTATTTATATTCATTTAGAGGTTCTTGAGAAAGTAGATTTAGCTTTTGCTTTTTAATAGCAAAACGCCAGTAATCACGGGTCAGCATTGCAGTTAGTAAAGGTTCATATAAAGCCTTAGCCACCGCAGCACCAGCGCCAGGATCGTCGAAAGAGTTTATAGGTGTTGCCCCAATCATTTGAAGCGCATTTGATGCAATATCAATATCGGAACTCATACAAACCCCTTTTAGCAAAAAGCCCCACCCCCATAAAGGGGGCAGGGTTAGTCAGAATTGACCAACAGTGGAACTAGGCAATAGCTGTTCCGGTACTGACCGCAGTTGTACCTGCATCGCGGTCTACAGTTAACTTATAAAGGCTCGTGCCACCTGCATCAATACCTAACAGAACATCACCTGTCTGAGCTACACCCGCGACAAAAGAGCCGTCGAAGTAGTTAGCAGCAGTGATGTCTGCGTCAGTAGTTGAATAAGCCCACATGCGAGGTGCATCTGAGTTAGCTTGAGCCGATAAAGGCAAAAAATCATCTGAATTAAAAGACATGATAAACCCCCTTACGCAGTTTCGTCATAAATGATACGGACGATACCTTGAGGCTCACGCGCCACGGCACCAGCTTTATACATACCATTGGCTAGCCAGCTTGTTTTCTGAGCCACCCAGTCAATAGTAGTCTTCATATCGATACCGATAGCGATACCGACAGCAGCTTTATGCCACATGTAAGCCTGTGAAGCGCCAGCACTACCAGGAATACCACCCTCTACGCGAGTGCCCACTTTCTTGAACTTAAAGCCCATGAAAGTATCGACTTCACCCTGAACCAACGCTTTAACAGAGTTGTAATCAGCAGAAGTAATCTCAGTAGTTGCTAATAGCGCATCCAAACCCTGAGCATTCGTCAGACAATAACGTTCATCATCTGGTGCCTCAATGTCATTCAAGTGCTTGGAAGCAGTACGTAACTCAGCAACTGTAAGGTTAGTGGCTACAGTGGCAGAGAAGCCAGTATCAGCATCCTGATCGTTAGTGGTAGCAAAGGTAACGCCAGCCATAGTATCAATGATAATCTGATCTTCACGACGACCAATTGCCTTAGCAATAGTCTGCGCTAGCTCAGTACGCTCATCAAAGTTAACCTCAGCTTGGTCGAAAATATCGGTATACTCTGGAGCATTCCAATTCTCAAGATTAGCTGTTTGACGCGCGTGTGAAATATCCATAGGCGTCACATCAGCTTGAGAAGCCTTCTGATTCGCCAAACCTTTACCCATACGTGTGAATTTATAGGCTTCACCGACAACACCTGTTCGTACAGTTACGCACTCCCGAAGTGTTTTCATACCTTGATATTCGTGCTTAACCTCGGAGTCAAACTCCGTGACCGCAGCATTAGTTAGATTCTTGGACATGATTTGTCCCTCCAAATATAAAACAAGTCTTTCAGCTTTCGCGCTTGTCCTAATGGGGCGCTATTACTGTGATAAATTAATATCCGTAATATCGGCCCTGGAGGGTTATCGATAGGATGCTTGTATTATATGCCTATTTTAGATAGTTGCAAACTATGGGACGTTGTTCTCTATATTAGAAATAGTCATATTAACCATAGTGCCGTTATTAGTGTTAACTGAGTTATCACCAATAGTAGGATAAGAGTCACCATCACCCATACGCCAGTAACCTACTAGATTACCCGTAGGGCCAATACTATTCAGGTCATCAGGTGTGCCGCTATTGTAAATAGTCGTAATCTCTGCCCCTGATAGCTCTTTATCGTAAACAGCCAGCTCATCTAAATTAGCGTTAGAAAATCCAACATCATCTGTATAGCCAGCCTGGAAGTTAGCCGTTGCGGTAATAGAACCGCTAAAATTATTTTGATGCGTAGTCAATGACTGCGATACACCGTCAAAGTAAATCTTCACACCTGCCGCTGTCTCTGAGCCATCATAAGTTACGGTTAGATAAGTCCATTGATTATTAGGGATATTAGACGCCTCTACCTCTATGAAGTTAGCAGGGTTATCAGATCGCAGCCTGAAAAATATATCACGCCCACCATCCTGCTCTAATTCATAGCCAGAGCCATCATCAGCAATCCGCCTTACTATTCCACCCCTATCCTCATCAGTCCACAGTGATAAGCTGAATGAATCGGTGGATGCAAAGTTAAGCGCAGAACCAGAACCAAACTCTATGGCCTGCTGTCTCATACGTCTAAACATAATGGAATAGGTATTGGTCCAGCCACCCGCAGCAATTCCCGTTACCGTTAATGTATTAGAATCAGCCCCATAAGCATTGCCCGCGGTAATCTCGATAGTTTGCGCCCCTAATGTCACCTCGCCCTGAACCTGACCATTAGACTGGTTAACCGTATAGAGACCAGTGGTTGAAATATCAAACCATGTAGGGTCATCATCCGCCGTTATGTTATAGGAGAAATGTTCGCCAACAATCGCATCAATATTAAATTGCGATGTTAGCGTAGGCTTAACCCCACCATTGCCACCCTCTACAAACTGAGCATTGAGATAATTGATTACTGCAGTCCTATCACCACCCGCGCTAGTTCCATTCTCTTGCAATATCCTTGTATAACTAATCGGGCCTAATAGCTGTTTAGTTCTATTTGTTTGGTCAATTAAGTCTGGATAAGTAACAATAATGCCATCAGCACTACCAGGATCAGCGGAAGCCAATAACGCACCATTACCAGGGGTAAATTCTTTCGCACCCTCAACAATTACCGATTGCTGGGAATTACTGTAAAAAACTCTAATATCAGCCATTTTTATTCACCACTGCGCTTAATAGATATGCGGATAAGTATAGCTTCGCATCAGCAGAACATTTAACCTCATAATAAACCCCGTTATCTCTTACGCTCTCTGTAACAGGAAATGATGTCTGTATAGCAAATATATTGCTTTCACCAGCATCAACCGCCAAAGGCTGGATAGTAGGGCCATAGAAATTAGCACCCCCGCCCGTATCAATTAACCCTCTCACTTGCAGGGTGGCATTTGCTGTAGATGGCTGAATACCAAAGTTAATAGAAAAATCAAACCACTGTTCAGCTAAAGGGAAGTTAAACTTATCATTAATGGAATCATAATAACTAAAAATTCCATCCGGCAAGTTAGTCGCTGTTGGTATCTGGAACCCGTTATTAGGTATTCGAGTCCATACGTCAGCCGTTAAATCAAAGCCAGTCTCAGGCGTTAGATACTCAGTATCAAGCAAGAACTCCCAGCCTAAAGAAGAGCTATCGCCAGCAAAATCAACAGGTACAGCCGTAGTGGTATCTGAGGTAACACGCAATACAGCATGGCCACCATTAAAATAAAGCAGTATCCAATCACCTTCGTCTAACTGGAATTGCTTATCCTCAAAGTAACCCGCCGTAGTGACTGTGGATAAATCATCCTCGGTCGTATAAGAATAAACCGATGCAGGGGGTGCGGATTGCGCTCCTACCGTTGCAAATGTTGATTGTTCAAACATACACCCCCCATTTTATTATTGACCTACTGTAATTATGTTCTCGCCTGGTAAAGCCTCGGCAAACTTCTGTCTAACCATCTTGGCATATTCAGGATCGGTTTGCATCTTACGGTTCCCATGCTCATCCTTAGCAAATTGCAGCTTCTGCAACTCTTCCATTGAAATAGCGCTAGCTGGATTAACATCGCTAGTCTGCATTGGGGCATTCTTTGACTTGGCAATCAATGCCTCAATAGCTGTAACGCTAGCCGCTGTTGTGGCCATTTCGGTTAATCCTTCCACCTGTTCAGGGGTTAGATTAGCCTTCGCCCAGTTCTCAATATTATTAACGCGTTGAGCCGCATTATCACCTAGTTTAGCCATTTCCTCGGCCTGTCGAGCTGTTTCAGCATCCTCGGCACCCAGGCTATCAGCATACTGACCCTCAACAAACATATTTACCAGCTTGTTAGCCATGTCCTGATTCATGCCCGCTTCTTTGGCCAATTCAGTAAACTGACTAATTAACGGGTTTTCGCCATCTAACTCGACACCCTTCTCTGTCAATTGCTCAGATAAGGAAAACTCATAGGACTCAGGCGCACCCGTAAAGGCACCAAACCTGCTGGATAGCTGGTTATAAGACTCAAGCACCGCATCATTGTTGACGCTCTTTGTCTCATTGTTCCAGAACTTCTCTGGCACATTCTCAGGACGCTCAATAGCATTAGCCACTACATCGGCATCACTCGGCGTATCTGCTGGGTTATCTACAACATCATTCATA